TGATATGATGACCATTATTGTCCGCTCCCTGCCGTAGTTTCATTTGGCTGAATATTCACTGCTCCATCTTTTGCTTTATCGCTCAGTAATTCGTTTTCTAATGAAGCAGGAAACTCCAACTCAATTACTAAATTTAATTGACTTAAAACCTGTTCTTCTATGAATAATTGTTCTTCTTCTACTCCCTGCTGATAAGCAAGATAAGCAATTTTAGCGCTTGCTTCTGTAAATTCCCCGCTTCCGCCCATAATAATTTTAGGAACTCCTGCCATTTCGTAAAATAAATTATCTAAGGAAGTTATCCACGCCATAGGGTTTAATGTTGCATTTGATGGCACAGAGATTAATTCCCCCTCGCTTACATCAAATGGCTCATAGATATTCTCGCCTTTTCCTGTTGCAGCATCTTGCTTTGCTTTATAAGCGGCTATTTCTGCAGGGTCATCTGTCTTTAATTTAAATTTCCAACGAGGCACGACATTCCAATGCAATGCTTTTCTTTGGTCAGCCATTGCTTCATTTTTCATGTCAATAATTAACTTTAATTTTTGTGCTATGCCTGTTCCATGGCATTCATCAGCGATTCTATTTCTCGCTAAGTAAAAAATATCTTCTGGCTTGAATTTCTTTGGAGGATTCCCTAATTTTGATATTTGTTCAAATCTAATGATTTGTCCCTGTTGATTTATTATATGATTCATAACGGTATTATCCAGGGGTTTTAGATTGATTAGATTTTTTTCCTCATCCCTAATTATTTCAGCATAGAAATTTCCCGCTAAAAGCATTGTTCGCATAGCATTTTCTAAAATTGTATTGAAAGTATCAAAGCCGTTTCCTTTAATTGTGTCTAAAAGCATTGTTGTTATTTCATCTGCTTTAAAGCCTTTTCCTACAGTCCATGTTGCTTTTGCATCTATGACAGCTGTTAATTCAGGGGTTTTTGGGTCTTTGTAATAGCCAAAATAAGTTGTAAATTCTTTATCCATCCACGAGGTTTCTTTTTGGTCTGTTGGTCCATCTGTGCTTTGGCTATCTACTGAAAAGTTTGTAATTGCATTTGTTAAGTCGCTTGCTGTTGCTCCGCCAATTCTATTCATTCCCATTGTGTTTTAATAAGCAAAAGTTCAATTAAATTATCTTTCTTATTGCCTTCTTCCTCCAAATTTAAACTCATTCCTGCAGCTTTGCTATCTTCTCCAATATCAAAACCTTTAAAAAAAACCCTTCCAAGAAGTCTTCCCCATTTTTCAACAGGATTATTTTTATTAACTTTAATTTCTACTTCCTGCCCGAGAATTTGTGAAGCTAACCAATCTCGGCTTAAAATCCCTCTTTCTTCCCCTAATTCTGGAGCCATAATATTTGAAAATCTTATTGGAAAATTAAAATCTCTNAAATCACAAGAAACAGTTATTGTATCGCCATCATGGACTTTAACAACTCTTGCGAAAAANTCNTCTCTTATNTGCNTNTGCGGGCTATCAAAATAATACATTCCCATTTGGGAGTTTGTTAATTCGGGAAATCTTTTAAAATCGTGGGTCATNTTATTCTTATTATAAATTTTTGTCTTGGGGTGTAAGTTATTCTTCCACTATAAATTAAATCTCCATCTGTTAATGCGTCTGTTTCAAACCAGTAAATATAAGTGTTATTATCTATCGTTGCATTTGCTATTGAAGTGTCTTCTGTTTCTGAAGCAGCTGTTGCCATTTCTGTTCCATCTGCTACTCCTGTAACTGATTTTCTGTATAAAGTCCAAGTAAAGGTATTCCCATATACTTCTGCTGCTGTTACTGTTGCCCCTTGTGGGAGAGATACAGGAGCCATAAAAATTGCGTTTGCTATTGCCCATCCTCTAAATCCTTTTTTAGCTGTTCCCTGATAAACACTTGCGCTATCTTCTACTGTAAAGGCAATTCCCGCACAATTCCAATACTGAGTGTTATAATTTGGCAATGTTGATCCATTATAAGAGCTTAAAGGGTCATTCACAACTGAGCCATCACATTCTAAAAATCCTATTGGTAAATTTGAATAGGTATCATCCCATTCAATTATTCCGCCTATTGGGACATCTCCAACTGAACGAGAAGTATTTTCAACTAATGTTGTGCCTGTCAATAATTGGTCTGCCATTTTAACTTGGGTTTTGCATGAAAGTTACTGTTTCCTGCGCTTTTAATAATCCAATGCAATGAACAAATCTTGCCCAATTTGTATTAATTATATTTTCCTGCTCTCTTTGTGAGCCATATCCCGAAGCATCATAAACCGCTCCATAAAATCCTACGAAGTTTGAGACGGTTTCCGAAAGCAAATATTTTATTCCTACGTTTAATGCTGTAAAAGCCGCTGCATCTACGGCGAAAATATGACGGCATAGATTATTAATGAAATTTTCACATTGTAAGCATAGTTCATTTATTCTTGCTTCTGTTATATCTGTTGTATTGTAGCCATTACCCATTTTNAAAATACACTCTGCTGATGTTGCGTATATTCCTGTATGAACCATATTACTTACAGAACGCCATAATATTTAAAGTTTTATCTTGTTCTGCCAACCATGCAGCTCTTATTACTGCTTCAGTATAGTGAGCATCTGAGCCAAAAATTTTATCTTCTTCATATTGTATTGATGCTAAACTCTCCCTTAATTCATCTTCATTAAAAAGTTTTAATCTTTTTTGCTCTCCCAACATTTTTAGATTCATATACATTTCTTCTTTTAGAATTTTTTTGCTTTTTACTCCATCTTTATCTATGGGTCTGCTCGCATTGTTAAGGGCGATAGTTCTTCTTTTTGTTAGGATATTGTCCATTAATTCACAATAAACCCCGAAGCCTATTCCCCCATCATCAACACCTATTTTTTTATTATTAAATTTCTCATTTAATTCTACAATTTTTTTTGTTGTTTTTGTTGTTTCATTGTGCTTCTCCTGTAATCCCTCTCTTTGTTCTATTATTTTACTTACCAATCTTTCCACTTCGGCGTATGCTGTTGCATCTTCCCCATAGCCCCCAATATCAACGCCGAGATAATTTCTCCCATTTTTATTTACAATTCCCTGCCTTTTTATGCAGCAAACATCATTAATCCATTCGTCGCTGAAAAATTGCTGAAGTTCCTCAATAAACATTGCTAAATATTCCTGCTTAAACTGATTTTCTGTCATTAATGATTTTATTTTTGCAATTTGTTCTTCATCACGGCGTGGGCATTCTTCTAATTTTACGAGAAATTTTTTAAAACTTTCTGATTTGTAGCATTTATAAAAAAACTTCTCGTTTCCTTCTTTGTCTTTTTTCCCAAATGGAGTGCTTGCAATGTCCATACTTCCCTTTGTAACGCTTAGTGTTGGGAGTGCAGCAACAAAATAAAGGTCTTTCATTCTTGAACCCTCATCAACCATTAGTTTTCTTATTGTGTATCCTCTTGTAGATTCTCCTTCTTCCCCTGCTGCATAACACACAATTCCCTTATTTAGCTTTCCCGCTTTGAACATTAATCTGTGCATTGTTGGTTTATTTTCTCTATCTGTGCAGATTAATTTAGGATATTTTGCTTCTGCGTAGATTTGCGCTTTTTTCAGCATTAGCATAGCTTGCCTTTCNGTTATGCAATTAATTAAGACAACTTCGCCCTCTTTGAAGTANTTTACACATAATTCTACGGATTTAAGGCTCATTGCTGTGGTTTTTCCGCCGATTTGTCTTGGAGTTAGAACGAAACAATCTACTTCAGGCGGGGTCTCAATATATTCTTTTTGCCAATCATCTAAAGAAAGCCATGGGCGGTTTAAATCATATTTCATTTTTCTTAGGCTCTTGGGAGTAGATTTCGTATAAATCTTCCATATTTACCGGGAAATTATTTGGAATTAATTTAAGCATTCCTTTAATTTTTTCAATTTCTTTCTTTTCCATTTTTTAACGCTTCTAATTCTTGTGATGTTTTTTCTAATTGAGTTATTAAGGATGTTATTCTTCGCATGAAATTTAAATTATTGTCATATTCTATTTCGCCTCTTTCTGCAAGAATTATTGAGATTCCTATTCTTAGAGCCTCACTAAAAGAAATATGCCTCTCTATGCATATTCTATGAAATTCTGGTGAAATTCTGACGGATGTTGTTATCATAGGTTTTCCCTGATGTCTTGGCATAGATTATATACATATTACGCCTTTTTAAATATTGTTGTATTCTAAATGTATATATATTATATTACAAATAGACTCTCTCTCTCTCTCTCTCTAAATAATACTAATACATTTTATTTTTTAGAAAAAAATTTGTGGGGTCTTAAATTAACCAAAAAACAAAACAACCCAACAATCGCATTAACATAATTAACATAACAATCATAACCTCGCGGAGCGGGCGAGCCGCAGCGAGCCCGCATGGGCAGAGCCTCACGGGCTCAGCGGAGCGGTAGCGTAGCGTAGTGAGGCGGAGCCCAAACATGGCGAAGCGTGAGCGAAGCCATCTATTTCGGGGGGGAACCTGCGGAGCAGGGGGGGGCGGAGCCCCATTATCAAGTCTGGGACAGCCGAAAGCGAGGGCTATGACGCCCGAGCGTCAAAAGTCCCTGTATTTCGTAGGTGTGCATTAAGGTAACCTTAGTGAAAGGAGTACTTCTGTTTTACGTCAGCACCATGAGTTCGAGAAGTCTTGGCTATATGTGAAAAGCTCCGCTTTTCAAAAGGCGGCAGATTATTTAAACTTTTGCCGTGCTGACGTAGGGAGCGATT